TTTTTATGTTGTTTGTAACTCTCTTTGGTAGGATTACCTTGGTAGGTCACCTACAAGCTTTCCCGAAGCGTCCAAGTGTCTATCAAAAATAGAGATTTGGTCGGTACTCACAACCACTTCCGGTGTCTTAAGCCAGTTGGCCCTAACCCTCCGGTCCTGTGCTTTACACCCGCTTAAGCGTTGTTCAGCCACAAAGATTAATTAATTTGCAATTTAATTAATTGAGTTAATAGGGAATATATAGGATAATACACCAATGTCAACCCTTAAATTAATTTATATCCAATCTTTTAGTTCTTCATTCATTACTTGTGATGCAATGTTTACTTTTTTACGAAGAGCTTTAACAATTCTTTCATCCACAGTGTTTTCAGCAATAATGTCTATATATGTCATAGGACTTTCTTGACCTATTCTATCTATTCTAGCTTCAGATTGAAGTCTTTTCTCTAGATCATAACCATTAGAATAATAAATCATTGTAGATGCACCAGTAAGTGTAATTCCATAACCACCTGTTTGCGGAGTACCTACTAAAAACCTAATTTTATTTTCAGGGTCTTGTATTGCTTTAATTGCTTTTTGTCTATCTTCTGTAGTTGTGTCACCAAAATAAGTCATTACAGAACCAGGGTATTCTTTTTCAATTTCTTTTACGATTGTAGCTATATCATGTCGATAATGAGCCCAAATAATGGCCTTACCTTCAATTTCTTCTAATACATTCATTAGTTCAGTTGTACGATTATTTTTAATTTCTTGTACTTTGCCGTCATCAGAAACAAAATGACCACATGTAATTTGCTGCATTCTCATAAGTTGCACAATAGCATTTACTGTAGTTGTTAACTTACCATTTAATTCAGCAAGAGCTAGTTTTTTCATTTGTTTATAAACTTTATCTTGTTCTGGTGTAAGTTGAATAATTCTTTTCATAAAAGTTTTAGGTGGTAGATCTAAACAATCATCTTTTAATACACGATAAGAAAATTCTGTAATTTTGTTAGATAATTCTGGTAAATTTTTATAGCCTTTTACTATCTGTACTGAACGACCACCAAAATGAGCTGTTTTCATTTCTGCATATCTATTGCGAAAAGCATAGTATGAAGTAAAATCTAATAGAAAAGGATCTAAGAAATAACATTGCGTAAACAAATCAAGTGGAGATTTAGTAACAGGTGATCCTGTTAAAATTCTTCTGTATTTAGAATGAGTAGATAAACTTAATATATTTTTAGTTCTCTTTGCAGAGGGGTTTTTAATAGAAGTAGACTCATCAATTGCTGTTAACGTTTCATGGCAGCGTAAAAACTTTAAGGCAAAATCAAGGCCTTTTTTTGTTGAAAATGCTTCCACATTCATTATTAAAATATGTAGTTCTTCACCTGTTTCAAATAAAGTATTTAACTTTACTTCTTGTGTTTTATTAATCATAGCCTGCCATAGAACTATTTTTTTATCTATGTGGTCTACTAAATGTCTACTAAATGTGTAGGTATTTCAGAGTCCTGCCAATTTTTATAAACACCTTTAGGTGCTATAATTAACGCTCCATTAATTTTACCTTTATCATAAAGCATGGCTATATTATCTATTAATACTTTTGATTTACCTGTACCCATTTCCATAAAATAAGCATATGCTTTTTTATTGTGTGATTTTTCTAATGCTTTTATTTGATGAGCATAAGGTTTAGTTTTAAATTTGTAATCCATATTATTTCTTCTTTCTGGTTGACACAGTATAGAAAATAAAGTAAAAGTCAAGCATGAAAGTAAATGACGATACAAAAAATACAGATGAGCCTATAGTTTATTTGTTACAAGAAGTACCTGGTACTAAAATTGGTAGACCAAAATATAATATTATTGGTGCACAAAAATTTGGTGAAATAAAAGTTCTTTTAGGTGAAGACACACAAATAATTAGAAGTCCAGGACCTGTAACTTATAGATTAAGAAGATTATTAAAAAATTTTTCAGATAAAGATTATTTATTATTATCTGGAGATCCAAAAGTCATTAGCTTAGCAACAGCTGTAGCTTGCGACATAAACAATGGAAAGTACAAAACATTAACTTGGGACAGACAAGAAAAAATGTATTACTCAACTCCATTTAACATACATGAAAGAGGAGAAATAGATGTATAAACATAAACCTGGCATTCAAATGGACGAACATGGTTTTAGTGAATCTAAAAATATAACTGGTCAAAAAGTAGAAGATTTTCAACATATGATATATAATGTTTTAGAGCCAATGCTTTTAAATCAAGAAAAAGAAGATAAAAAATTATCTTTTAGATTAGATGGTCATGGTGGTTCTATTCTAAATAATTTAAGGTTTCCATCTAAACATTTAATATTTAATTATAAACATAGAAAATTAAATCATGTATATGAATTAAAAATAACAGACGTGTCTGTGGGTTTTGATGAAAAAGGAAACAATAAATTAATTTCTGAAGGACTTCCCCTAACTAATGGTACGGATCTAATTAAAAAATGTGAAAAAGCTCCTAAATGGGTTTGGGTTAAAAAAGACGCTTTTTATTTTTTTAGAAAACCTAAATTTAAATTAGGCAATAATTATGATTTACAATGTGATTATTGTATTAAATATAATGACTGTAAAACTCAAAATCAATTTATTGGTTGGGTAGAACATCTTAATGCTAAAAGTTGGGTAACTAAAACAATGTTAAGTCAATTTATGAAGTTAGCCGACAAACTACATAAAGAAAAAACGGGTTTAAATTTAACTGGTAATTTTTAATGGATAAAAAAAACATTAAATTAAAACTAAGACTTAAGGAAACACGAAATTGGATAGAAAATTTTATAGAAGTAGAAAGACATAGATCAATTTCTAAAAAAGCTATCAAACAGTTAAATAAAGAAAACCCTATATTAATGTCTATTTTTACCTTTATATATCTTCCTAGTAAAATAGTTAGATTTATTAGTGACATATATTGGAAAAATGAATATAGTAAAGCCAAGAAAGAAGTAGAAATAATAAAGAAACAAATAGGAGAAATAAATGAATGATGAAAATCTACAAAAAATGTTTATTGAGGATGCACCTCAAGACGTAAATAATTTAACTGGGGTGGAAAATTTATCTGACCTAGTTATACAACTACAAAAACTAGAGGATGACATCTTAAAAGATGAAGAACATCTAAAATTAAAAAAACAAAAAGCAGACAAAATTTCACAGATAGCTATTCCAGAAATAATGGATACATTAAAAATGAAAACTATGAAATTAGCAGACGGTTCTGCAATAGAAATTAAAGAGATATATAGCGCAACTATTCCTGTAGATAAAAAGGAAGGCGCTTTTAACTGGCTTCGAGAGAACGACTTAGGTGATCTTATTAAAAATGAGATTACAGTTTCCTTTGGTCGTGGCGAAGATAACAAGGCGAGCGATTACGCAGACCTTGCAAAAGGTCATGGGTTTGAACCAACTCAACGGTTGAAAGTCGAACCTATGACACTTAAAGCATTGTTTAGAGAGTGTACTGAAAAAAATCAGGAACTACCTTCTGAACATTTTAACCTGTTTAAGGGAAACAAAACAAAAATAACAAGGAGCAAATAACATGAGTCAAGAAACAAGTGACGTGACAATAAAAAAAGATAATGCAGTAGCAACCTTAGATTTTGTTGCAGATTCAGGAATGGGTTTGGAAAACATAGATAAGAGTGATCTTGCATTACCCTTTCTGAAACTACTACAAAGTGGTTCAGATGAAACAAAAAAGAAACATGCTAAGTATGTAGAAGGCGCAGAAGCCGGCATGTTTTATAATACAGTTACAAAAAAACTGTATAATGGAGAAAAAGGAATAGAAGTTATTCCTGTTTTCTATAAAATGACGTACCCTGAATGGGCACCTTTTGAAAGAAAAGAAGGTAGACCTATTTCTAACGATAGGGGTCCTAGCATTATGGCCAATACAACCCAAAATGATAGAAACAAAGATATGTTGGACAATGGTAATGAAATCATTAAGACAGCAAATCATTTTGTTATAATCAATGGGGATAGACCAGAAAAAGCTTTGATGACAATGAAATCTACTCAGTTAAAAGAGAGTAGAAATTGGAATTCATTAATGGAGAATGAATTTGAATCAGCACCTTCTGGTAAATCTGTACCGGCACCTATATTTTCAAGAGTTTATAAATTAAATTCTGTAGAAAATTCAGGAAGCTTTACTTGGCATGGATATAAAGTATCTATGTTAAAAAAAGTAGATGATGCAGGTCTATATCAAATGGCACGTGATTTTCATAACTCTTTAAAGAACGCTCAGTCAAAAACTGCAGCTGCTTCAACTGAGGAAAATAAATCAAATTACTAGTTTCTCGTGAGAGAAATGTGGGCGGTTTAGGGAGACTGAAGCCGCCCATAATATAAACATATTTTTGGTTTAAGGGATCATTATGGTAGATAAATTTATAAAATTATTTTCTGGTTATACAGGAGATTTTGGTATCGCTGATATGTCATCAGCAAAATTAGATGCTGAAAAAAATAAATTAAAACCAGACTACGAATGGTCTGGAAGACCCACCACTACTATTGATTATGAAAACCATATTAAAGGCAATATATCTATAGGTATACAACCATGCCGATTAGATAAAACAGCACAGTTTGGATGTATTGATGTAGATCCAAAAAATTACGCAAATTTTAAAATAGAAAAATACTTGGCATTATTTGCACAGTATAATTTACCATTAGTTCCTCTCATGTCTAAAAGTGGAGGACTTCATTGTTACATATTTTTAAAAGAACCAATTCCTGCTTCTGATTTAATAGAAGCATTAAAATCTTTTCTGCTTCCACTGGGTTTAAAACCCACCACAGAAATTTTTCCAAAACAGAAAGAATTAAAGGAAGATGACAAAGGAAACATAAAGCCAGGAAATTTTATTAATTTACCCTACTATAACAATGGGGAAACACATAGATATGCAGTGGATAAGGATAACAAAAAATTATCTTTAGAAGAGTTTATAAAATACGCAGAAGAATCTAAAATTGATAGTAACACATTAGATACTTTAGTAGACCAAACACACAAAAATATTTTAGTCGGTTCAGATCCAGAGTTTAATGATGGTCCACCTTGTTTAGCTTTGTGCTCAAAAACTAAATTAGATGATGGTAGAGATAGATTTATGTATAATTACATGGTCTTTGCTAAAAAGAAATACAAAGATAAATGGACAGATCAACTTATGTTTGCCAACACAAAATATTTAGAAACACCTTGGGACAAAGCTAAGTTAGATCAAAAAATTAAAGCATGGGATAAGGAAACAGCTGGTCATACTTGTTATGAAGATCCTATTCAAGATAAGTGTATGCGAAGTTTATGTTACTCTAGAGTCTTTGGAGTTAAATCTGATAACATAAATGCTTTTCCAGATATAACAGACTATCAAATAATAAAATACGAAAGACCGGAATATAGATTTAATGTTGTTATGCCAAATGATGACAAGATAGAAGTAGTAATACCTGATGTAGATATAATGACAAATCAAAAAAAGGTTTTAGA